CACTGCTGCAAAAGGTTTTTGGGACACTGACGACTTCTGCTGGAGTATCAAACACTTACAGTTTCAGCCGAGTCAGCAACACCTTTCAAGTCGCGCAGTTGGTTGATACTTATAAATTGTATGTGAGCAACGGAACCGTCGTTGAAGGCTTCAGCGTAGACATTACGAGAGACGGTGTTTTCACCATGAACGCAAACTGTCGCGCCTCTCGAATCCGCTACTCTGGACCAGTGAACGCAACCGGAACAGACGTTTCTGTTACTGATTCCTCGCCTGCCACCGTTACGCTTGACCCTGCAACAAACGCAGTAGCTGCCGATTATTTTTTCGCTGGGCAACTGGTTGATATTTACGATTCAAGCGACTCGCAGGTGAACACCGGAGGTGCTGCAACCATCAGCTCACCTTCAACAACAGCCGCGACGGTGGGGGTGCAAGCCGCTTCTGGTGATTCCTTCACAGTCAGTGCGACTGACTACTTAGTGCCTCATTTGCCAGCCGCTACGCTTTCGAGTTATGAGCCAATCGCCACCAGTGCCGCTCAAGTTTACTTGGCAGCACAAAACACCGCAGCCGGAAGCTTGATTGCTTCAGCCAATGAGTTCTTGGCAACTGGTTTTAGCATGAGCGTCAGCAAAAACCTTGGTGATCCTGGTCTAGCAGAAATGACAGGCGACAAATTTCCGGCAGCAGCTTATGTCAGCAACGATATTACCGTCACTGGTTCTTTTGATTTTGTGATGCGACCAGCGCAAGCGTATCGCTTTGAACAGTTTGCCCGATTGGAACAAATCGCAATTGGCGTTCAGGTTGGCGACACCGCAGGTTCAATTGTTCAAATCATCATTCCATCTGCTCGCGTTTCGATTAGCGGAACTGAGCAAGACGGAGCCGCAGCCGCTTCCGTGGACTTTGCCTTGACGCAAGGTTCTTCTGCTACAGACGCAGCCGCTTTCTCACTCATTTATAAGTAATAATTCATGCCTTCAATTTTTGACGTCCAGCGAGCGAACGAAGTAACAATCGACTTCAATGACGCAGACCTGGACCTAGAAGCAACATTTCAATGCGTTTTGCCTCATCAGCGACTGTTGACCGAGGCATTGAACGCAGCCACGAAAACACAAAGAGGCAAGCAAACGATTGATTCTCTTATGTTTGCTCGTAAGCTTTTTGTGCCTTGTGTGCAAAGTTGGAGTTTCGACGAGCCTTGTGATGACACCAACAAGCAGCTTTTTGTTAAAGAAGACGCAGCACTCAACAAGATGGCAACGCATGTCAGTTTGAAACTGATGCGTTTAGCCCAGGCGAAAGTCGATGACGAAGAGGGAAATTAACCGCTTATCTGAATTTGTTGTTTGAGCGAGCAACTTATTTAGATGATTCCCAAGAACACGGCATTCAAGCTGGTGACAGGTATCAAGCCGTTTGGTGTTGCAAATCAGCGGACAATGTCTGGACAGAAGACGAAGAACCGCCTTGTGCAGTTTGTCCAAACAATTTGACGCTGACCGAGAGAAACCTAGCAGCGGTTCAAGCCTTTCGAGACTTGGACACAACCGGACGAGACTTGGGTTTTGACATTGGTTTTCTGCGCGAAGAAGCGATTGATTGCTACTTGAGAAGAGCAGAAATCAATACCCCAGAAGTCTATTCGGCTTTAGTGACAATCGACCGAGAAGTCACTAGCCACAGAAAGAAAGAGAACGAGCGCAAACGAGACTTGCAGAAGAAAAAGTCTTCAACCGCTCGACCTACCCCAAGACCACGAAGAAAGCGATAAATGGCAAACGCAGCCTCTACCATTGAAATTGAATTAGAGATTCGTGACGCCATTAATCGGTTGGGCAAGCTTGAAGGCGAACTGAAAAAATCGTCTTCTGCAATGGACCGAGTGGCGAACTCAACCAGAAAAATGGAATCGGCTTTCAAGTCTGCAAAGAATGCCGCTTCTGCTCTGTTTGCTGCGATCAGTATCCAACAGATTGCACAAGCCGCAGACACCTTCACACGTTTTGCCAATCAAATCCGCATTGCAACGAATTCAGCCGCTGAAGCCGCAGCGGTTCAGAAAGAGTTGTACCGAGTCTCACAGACTACCGGAACCGCAATTGAAGACACCACGAAGCTTTATTCTCGCCTTAGAATTGCCGCTGACCAGCTAGGATCATCCCAAGCTGAAACCATTCGACTTACTGACATTGTAGCAAAGTCTTTAGCCGCAGCCGGAACTAGCAGTTCTGAAGCTTCAGGTGCATTGCTGCAACTCGCGCAAGCTTTGAACTCGCCAAAGGTTCAGGCGGAAGAATTTAATTCGTTGATTGACGGAATGCCGAATTTGCTGCGAGAAGTGGAAAAGCAACTTGGACTTACGGCTGGAAGCCTGAAGAAGTTTGTGACAGATGGCAACCTAACGAATCAGCTATTTAAAGACGCAATCCTTGGCTCTGCTGACGCGATCAACGAACAGTTTGGCGAGGCACAAGACACCATTTCAACCTCATTTACTCGACTGAATAACGCATTCATTTTGCTGGTTGGCAACTTCGAGAAAAGCACCGGATTTTTCAACAGTATTGCCTCTGTTATTTCGACGCTTGCTGAAAACATTGACGAGTTGGCGCGAGTATTAAAAGCGGCTGCTGTCGGGTTTGCTGTTGCGTTTGCTCCCAAGGTAATTCGTGCGATTTATGACACCGCAACCGCAATGAAGGTGTTGGGAGCAGCATCGAAAACCAATGTGATTGGGGCGCTGGCAGCACTGGGTTTTTACATCGCAGACGTCACAGGTGGCTTAGATTCGCTGATGGAGAAGCTAGGCTTGACTAAAGACCAAGCGAATGAAACTTCAGGAGCAATTGTTGATTTGACGAAAGGTGGAGGTGGTGGTGGTGCAATGCAGTCCAAAACGTATGAATCAGCATTTTTTCAGGAGACAATCAAAAGTCTTGAAGGCTATTTGACAGATATTGAAAAGTATGGGCCTCAACTAACTGAAGAGATTAATAAAATTCTTTTTGATGTCAATCGTCTTTTGGATGAAGATCCAGAATTCGTTAGTCAAACCATTTTTGGTTCAGATGAATTGTTACCTATACAACAATACATTACGGAACTTTCAAAGATTGTTGAGATTGTTGAAGCCGCAATCAAAGCCCAAAGAGACTACAACGAATTAAAAATAAAAGACGCACAAATTACTGAAGAAGGCGCAGCACTCGAACAAAAAATTCTGGACGCAAAATTTGCCATTAACAAAGCGCAAGAAGAATTAAACCGACTGCAAAAAATCGACATTTATGATGGCATTCTAAATTCTTTGAGAAGGTTTCTTGGCATTCAGCAAGACATCACCGCAGAAACAGAAAAGCAGTTAAGCAATGCTGAAAAACAAGCAAAGGCCAGAGAGCAATACGTTAATGCAGTCGGAGATACTATCGTTAGTGGAGTATTTGGCGCTGGCCCGAATGCGTCCAGAGCGGCACAAATGGGGCAAGCTTATGGTGCGGCAGGTGGTGGAATTCCTGGTTTAATCAATGCCGGAGCCGCTGCTGCTCTAAGCAACGAAAAAGTTGCTGCTGCGATTGAAGAGCAGTTCACCATTCTTTTTGACACACTAGACCCACTGCTTGACATTTTGGCGGATTTGCAGAGCGCGATTAATCGCTTAGTTAAAGCATTTATTGAAGAAGCTGGGAACATTCTGGAAGACACCGCAGATTTACTTGAGTTGGGACCGAATGGTTATTTTGGAAGTGGAAAATTCATCAGAGAGTTAGAAGCCAATTTTGGAGGAGGAGGAAGACAACCTGCTGGACCATCTTCCTTGCAACTAGCCTACGCTCAAGCTGATGCGGTTTTTGTGGCAATTGAGCAAGAAGCATCCACGCTGGAAGCGTTACAACCGAAGATTGATGAACTGGTAAGTTTATCTGAAAATCTACCAATCAACGAAATTATCAACAGTTTTCTCTCCTCCACAAGAGGTGCAATTGATCTTTTGCGCGAAGAAGCGAAAGTCTTTGAAGACGGTTTAAAAACCTCTGGACCTGGAAGTGCTGCTGAAATCTTTGGTGATTATTTCAGAGAAGAACTAGCAAAGATTGAAGCGACGATTTCTGAAATTAAACAGAAAGAAGCGATTGTCGTTGAATCCTTGATTGCCGAAATCACAAGTTTGAGTGAGATTGGGTTGGATGCTCAATCAGAAATTGACGCAATCAACAGGCAAAACTTATCTCAGGCTGAATTAATTGAGTTAAGAAGGCAAGAAGATTTAGCAATTATTAATCAAAATAGAAGTCTACTTGAAAAAATAGATAATGAAACTGCCGGAAGGCAACTCCTAAACGCAATTAACGAAGCTGAAGAAAAAAGCCTTCAACTCTATAATCTACAGATCAGCGAGCTGCGAAAACTCAACGAAGAACGGGAACGAGAAGCCAATCTATTATTGCTACAAAATGCTCAGTCTGGATTACAGAAAATTCTGGCGGACTTTGAAAAAGCAATCATCAAGATTGGCGAAACGGTTGAAGGAGTTTTTGACCAAATCACAGATTTGCTATTTAGCGATTTCAGCTTACTAGGACCGCGAGAGCAATTCGACGAAGCCAGTAAAGAATATCAAAAACTGCTAGAGACAGCCTTCCAACCTGACGCAACGGAAGAGGACATTGAAAACTTCCAGGCGTTCGTTAATGAATACCTCTCAGCAAGCCGTGACGTTTATAAGTCCAGCACTGAATTTCAAAATATTTTTGAAGGTGTGCTGGACGACTTGGCGTTATTAGGACTTAGCTATGGCCTAACAGCACCAGCTTCAGCGGTTGACAGTACCTCTTCTGAAGTTGGCGAATTAGCAGAAGAATTGGGAGTAAGTTTTGAGGAATTAATTAACAGTTTAAACAACTTAAAGCTAGAATTTGCAACCAACCAGATTGAATTGATTGGTGAGGCTTTAGGAGTAAATTTAGCAGATATTTTACAAATCAATCTGCCAGAAACACCGATCAGCGTTCAAATTCCATCAGATACAATTTCAGCATCAGTATCAGACGACCTTGTTTTGAATTTGGACATTCCTTCTTCAGCTTTATCCACAATCATTAGCACAGAAGATGATGCAGATTACAATTTAATCGTGCCAATTCCTTCTGATGTCTTATCAACCAAGACTGCTGAAGACTTAGCCTTGAGCGTGTCTATTCCAAACGCTGCACTCAAGGCAGCAATTGCAGATTCTGAAAATTTATCACTATCAGTTTTTATTCCAAACGATTCAGTAACTGCTGCATTAAGTTCCGATTTCAGCAAGTCTGTAAGTTTGGCGAGTGCGGATGTAAAACTTACCAAAGCCACTGACTTCAGTAAATCTGTGAGTTTGGCGAGTGCGGATGTAAAACTTACCAAAGCTTCAAACTTCAGCAAGTCAGTGACTTTGGCGAATGCTGACGTTTCAGTCAGCAAGGTTTCAGATTTTTCAAAATCTATAGCTTTAAGCTCATCTGATGTCTCAGTTTCGTTAGCTTCTGGATTTTCAAAAACAATCACCTTCAAATCGTCAAACTTTTCTCTTGGGACGATTCCAACACTGGACTTGTCAACGATGACGACAACGTTTGCAACTGCTGTTGAAACTGCTCTAAACAGTCTTAGCTTTGATGTTGATTTAAGCGGCTTAATCAATGAGACCAGTTCGGGGACCAGTTCTGGAACCAGCTCTGGAACAACAACTGGAACAACAAGCGGCACAACAACTGGAGCAACAACTGGAACAACAAGCGGAACATGGGACGTAAACCTATTTGATTCTGCAAGCTATTACACTGATGTTGCAGGATATTTTGCAAAATCTAGCACTATTCTACCATCAAACTATTTTGCTAATTTTTCAGATCGGTCAACGGTCATGGGGCCATATACAGGCACACCGCAGGAAATGGCAAACACGCTAGAAGAAAAGCTAAAGGAGCGTTATTCATTAGCTCCCATGATTGGATACGATTATCTAGCGATTTATGGCAACGGCACAGATTTCATTGCCGAAATTTACAATAGCCTACAATCTGCTCAACAACAGGCAGCAAACTACTTGGGAATGAACTTTAAACAACTTGCAAGAGTTGGATTCGCTCAAGGCGGATTAGTCCCAGACCCAATGGACACTATCCCAGCCATGCTGAGTCCTGGCGAATATATTTTATCACCAGAAACCGTCCGCAGATATGGCGTCAGTAATCTAAACCGCTTGAACTCAGGCGACACCGCAGCACTGAACGCAACCTCAGATCCAGAGGTGAAAAGGCTTCTCGCTGAATTGATTGTTGCCGTCAGAGAGAATGACACCGAGGTGAATGTTTATACGGACATGGCAGGCCAGACAAAAGCAGGTATTGAAGAATTCCGAAGTGAGCTGCGAGAGAGAACACGAAGACAAGGCGACCAATATGTTCCGGCTAGGTATATCTGATGAGCCAGTTACTCGCTGAAATCACTGTAGCAGAAACGGTTTACCGAGGTTCAAAGCTTGGTCTGGCTGGCGAGTATTTTTGGCAACCGTTTATAAAGAGAATGCCTTCACTCGAACTTGGACAGGTGGAAGATTCAGGCAAGATTGGGGTGAAGTTCGGCAACCTAACCTTGCACAACGATTTCCTGAATGCGGAAGCACCATTTGCTTTGCAACGCTATGAAGACCTAGTGCGACTTCCCCAGTTGTACCCATGCACCATCAAATGGGGTGAGGCTGGAAGAGACTTGTTTTCTGGTCAAATCTTTTTGCAGGCAATCAGCGAAACAGAACTGACCTTTGCCTTAACAGATACCGAATATTCACTGGGTGCTAGGCCATTCACACTTACCGAATCCTTTGCTTTTGTTGAAGGCGTCAGTGTACCAGGCGGAGGGCAACCTGTGAGCATTACCGCAAATTCTCATGGGTTTGCGACAGGGCAACAAGTGATTTTTGAAAAGATGGATACCTACGGTGGAAACCTGGAATATTCAGGCGTCAGCGATGACAACTATTACTACATTGTCCGAACCTCTGCCAATACCTTCACCTTACAAGATAAGGATTTTGTCCCAGTTACGGCAGGTGTGGGTACTGCCGGAAGCTTCGTCAGTGACGGAGACACGCATCGAGTTGGAATTCCTTTGAGGCTTCCGTTTTCTTGGGGAATCGTGAACGAACAAACGCCAGTAATCAAGAAGCGAGATGATGAAGTGGCAAATCCAAATCTGGAACTCGCCAGCAGCAGTGACCCGATTGAAATTAGAGAGGACGGAGTCTTGATCTATTCAACAGATTCCGGCTCAACAGAATACTGGAATGCAAGCGGCAATTCTGGAATTGCTCCAACAACCTCAACCATCAAGCTCAATGCTGCAACGGTTGGCGGAGTCCTGAGCATTTCTGGAGTATCCACCAGAGGGACAACACTTGCGCAGTTCTTTAGCTACACAGCTTCTCAATTGGGACTCTCACTAGATGTGAGCCTGCAATGAGCTTAATTTCTGGCAAGGCTTTTTTAGTCGATGAAACGATTAGCGACACAAGAGTTGAGGACTCACCTGTGGAGATTCGCAATTCTGTGACGATTACCGTCAACGGAACCGGAACGCTGATCGTGCGCTCGCTTGACCTGGCAACCACTGCCTCTGATATTGAAATTTACAGTCCATAATGGCGCAGCCATCATCCCGCTCCGAACCGTTGCTTGATTTTGCAACTGATGTTGCCAAAGCCGCAAACATGCTGCTTCAGATTGACGGTAGCACTTTGCGAGTGATTAACCGGATTCAAACCGGAGCAGTTTATCAGACGGTCAGAAATCCAGAGTTGTTGGGGTTGAGTGTCAATCCAGCTTACCCAATCAAGAAGGTGTATTCTGAATTTGAATACAATACGCCTTACCCAGACTCTGTAACGCTAGCGACTGAGCGAAAGGTGGTTCAGGTTGAAAATTTGAGTTATGGGGAAGAACAAAAATATGAGGCACTTTCGACGAGTGAAGAAAAGGTGCTTCAATTTCTCAGAGCGATCTTGATTTCAGAAGCCTCACCAATCTGCACAGCTAGAGTTTTTGGAATTCAAAACGATTGGCTCTTAGGCTACCGAATCCTTTGTGTGGACGAACGTCAAAGCTTGCAGGCCACCATTACAATCACCTCAATCATTTACTCATTTGACAGTGAAGATACGACAATCAGCGGACCAACTGACCTGGACTTTGTAAGAGCTGCATGAAAATTATCTATACCAATGCAATCACAGGCATCAGCAGTTCAGCCAGTCACTTATCAGCAGATTATGCGATTGCCAAAACTGAGAATAATTATGCGAAGCAGCCATACATTGCGAACGCAACGAGTGCGACGATTACCGTTACCTGTCCAGGTGCTGAAGCCATTTTCTTCAGTTATCTTGCGGAAGCTGTGACGGTAACATTTAAGGATTCTGGAGCCTCAACGCTTTCAACTGAGACTTATTCCAATAGCTACACACTGAGCGAATACTATCTATTAAACGAAAAGACACACTGGAATGATTCGGTTTTTGTAGCTTGTCCAGCAACAACAACCACGGTTGAAATTGCCTTGTCAAATTCTACAGATGTCAAAGGAACACTTGACGGTTGGGTCACAGGATCTTCAGGCGAATTGGGAAGACTTCAGGCCAGCAGTACAAATATTTATCTGGAAGAATATCCACAAATTAAACTTGGAACGTTTGTCAATTCGTCCCAAATCAACCGAATCACGGGAGACGGGACCGGAACAACAGATTTGCAACTAACTACAGGCGGAGACTCCAGCTTTAGCGTCACTTCAATGACGTTGCCTGTTGTTCTAAATACGATTCGAGCAGGAAAAGTTTTAGAGACTTATAATCCCAACGTGGGTATGTCGATCAGCAGAGACTCGCTAGGAATTAAACAGGAGCGAGATTCAGGTTTGGTCTACCGTTTGGGCGAGATTCGCAGACGATTCACTGGTTCGGTACAGGTCTTAGAAAGCGAACGGGCAACCGCAACCAAGGTGTTTTCTGGCTTACGAATGCAACCTGTTGCTGCTGAGATTCTGGGCTATCAAACCAACACCGCAGTTTTTGGTAGCTTCTTTGAGCCTGCTTCCATTGCCTACAGCTATCAAGGAAGTCAGCTTTATGATTACAACTTTGAATTTGTTGAACTGATATGAGCCTTCTTAAAGTCAATGAGCTTCAGGTTTTTAATGGCTCGACGATTACACTGACGGCAACAACGGTTGCGACATCCAGTGTTTTCAATACGGGTGGACAACTCAACGTCACTGGTGCAATCACGGTCACGGATGCCAGCACCACCAGAACAAACCTTGGACTTGGCACAATCGCAACGCAAGCGGCTGATTCGGTCAATATTGACGGAGGAGCCATTGACGGTGTGACGATTGGGACAAACTCAGCCGTCACTGATTTGCGAGTCGATAATTTGAAGCTGGACGCAAACACGATCAGCAGCACTAATACTGACGGAAATATCACGTTAGACCCAAACGGCACGGGTAACGTTTCAATTGGAAATTTTTCCTTTGACGCAGACCAAACTGTAGGCGCAGGACAAGACAATTATGTTTTAACTTATGATAACAGTAGCGGCTTAATCAGCCTCGAAGCTTCTGCTGGTGGTGGCGGCTCTGGCAGTTCATACATCGAACACAGCAGTACAGTTTCTGACTCGCTGGCAATTAGTGCTGGGACCAACAGGATGTATGTAGGACGAACAGACTTTTCTTCTGGTGGAGTGACGATGGCAGGAACTTTGATCGTGGTTGGCGGATATGCAAATTTTACTAGTGCTTCAGCATTAAATATTACCGGAACCCTAAACGTGATTTAAATATGTCAGGAGAGATTCAATTAAACGGGACTAGCTTTGCTAGCGAGTCAGGCGGAACGATTACGGTTAATAATGGGACACTTAGCAGTAATGTGGTGTTTCCTGCTGGACCTTCTGTTTCAGGCCAAGTTTCAGGTGGGCATATTTTACAGGTTCAATCTACTATCCTTACAGGGAGTATTTCAGATAATTCTACTGCAACATTTACTGATTTAACAGGACTATTAGTAAAAATTACGCCATCGTCTACGTCTTCAAAAGTTTTACTAAATTACAATTTTACTGTAGGCCAGAGTGGAGATAACAATCCTAAATTTTTTAGGATTAAAAGAACAATTTCTGCTGTAGACAATACATCTTTTGCAGTTGGTGCATCTTCTGGTAATAGGACACAAGCAACCTCTGTTTCTTTTGATACTGGTGCAGATGTCAATGGACAAAATCAGCACAGTTTTTCTTTTGTCGATCAGCCGTCTGCTAATACTGAAATTACATATCAGTTACAGCTTATTCACAATATAAGTCCATTCACAGGACATACTGTTTACATTGGGGAAGGTGGGAATAATCAAGCATATAATCAAACATCACCAATTACATTTATTGCAATGGAGATCGCATGAAAGACTCTGTAATTTATTTATTATATCCAGAAGTCAAACAAATTGCTTTCAACGTTTGCTATGACTCACAAAAAAATGTTGTTACGGTTAATGATGATTTGATTCTTAACAAAATTGCAGAACTTACTGCTGTAGAACCATTACGTCAATTACGCATTAAACGCAACCAACTACTCCAACAAACCGATTGGATGGCAGTATCCGACAGAGTCATGACCCAAGCACAAATTGACTACCGACAAGCACTCAGAGATTTACCAGCAACCGCAGACCCACAACTAGACGAAAACGGACAACTAACGGGCATAACGTGGCCCACACCACCTAACGACTAAGCGAAGGCCGAGCCATGCCAGCAGAAGCCACCGGAATAATTGACGTTGTCCAAGAACTTGGAACTTCAGCTTCTGCGTTGATTTTCTTTGCTTGGTTAATAATTTTTATTCTTAAACAGCACGATAAGGAAAAACAACAGTTGCGAGCAGATGCTGAAAAAAAAGATTCGATGATGATGGAAGAACGAAAACTTTATTTAGCGGCTGACGCGAAGAATGACGAAGAACTCAGGCAATACATGAAGACGTCAAACTCTGAATTAATGAGTATTATGTCAGCAACAAATGTTGCGATAAAGGACATGACGATTGCCGTCAACAATCTTGGTGACGTTATCAATAGAGAACTGAGGAGATGAAACATCTTCTCACAGGCTTGGCTTTGCTGTGGTCAACATCAGCTTACGCTTTGCCTGTCGAATATAAGACTTTACACCTTGTTTCATGGGCTTACCAATGCTCACTTCGTTTGGCTCCCACCTATCAAATGCAAGGCATGACTTCAAACTTAGCCATGCAATCCGCCATTCAGTTGTGTTCTTGCGTCATTGACCATTACCGCGAAAACCATAGATATGTAGACCTTCAGTTAATGCCTTTGCCTCAACGAGAAGCGTTTGGCGAAATGTACAGTCAAGAATGTGTGGATTACCCAGAAAAGGAGACTTGATGGAATTCATTGACCATTCAGAACACTTCTCGAGAGACGAGCTGAAGTGCAAATTCACAGGTGAATGCTCTATGTCGAGTTCTTTTCTTACAAAGCTGGAAACCTTGCGTCAGCACTACGGCAAACCTATTAGGTTGACTTCAGCCTTTCGCTCGTCAGAGCATCCGGTTGAAAAGGCTAAATGGAAAGACGGAAAACCCAAAAGTACGGGTTATCATGTGCTAGGTCGAGCAGTCGACATAGCCTGCTGGAATGCTGATGGGGCAAGGCTGTTAGAAATCGGAATTCAGATGGGCTTGTTCGGTGGCTATGGCTTCAGTTTCACAGGCAGTCAAAGATTTCTGCATGTAGACGATAGAGAAGACGGTTTAATGATCTGGAGTTACTAATGGAAGGATTTTTAGAGATTTTCAACCAGGCGGTTGATTCTGGCGGATTAGAATTAGTTTTAGCGGCAACAGGTATGGGTGCTGCTGTTCCAGGCGTTTTATTGTATAAAAAAATCAGAAAAGCAAAAAAACTGAAGGAGCAACTGCTGGGCTAGTGGCGGTTTTCAAATATTGCCACTTACCGGAGGTTTCACAGATCGGCTGGAAGTGGCTCCCCAAGCTGGACTCGAACCAGCGACCCAATGATTAACAGTCACCTTAGTTCTTTCGGCTGTAGGCCAGATGAATACTGGGCTTGCGGCTTTCGGTTTTTTTCTTTGAAACAGTGTTTTGTGGCGAGTTTCCCAGTTTATTTACCAAGTCCACCTGCTGTAAATGGTCACTATTTAAATAAGACATGGTTGTTTGAATCGACTGATGACGCAGAAGCTTTTGCACCTGAACAGGATTTGAACTTTCACCAGATAATAGTTCAGTCGCAACCGTAGAACGAAACGAGTGCAGCGGTTTCGCGTTTTCAATGCCTACCTTTAAAAGCGCCTTCCTCATGGATTTGGTCAAATCCCCAAGGCTTGAATACAAAGGCTTACCTCTGCCATCATCCAGCACATAACGCTCGCCTTGAATATCCTGCGACTGAATAAAATCTTTTAAATCTTCAGCTATTGGAATGATTGCGTCTTTTCGACCTTTGACTTTCCAATCCTTTGTTGAGCGAAGTTTGATTCGATCTGGGTAAACGTTGTCCCATTTCAGCGCCAGCAGTTCACCACCACGCATTCCAGTGAATCGCAAAAACCACCAGGCACGAAGCAGAACCAAGAACCGTCTTCGTTTGGTTTCGTTCCAGCCTTGTTCTAGGTGTTGCCGTAAATCTTCGAGTTGTTGAGTAGAAAATACAGCAGGCAGAGGCTTGGACGAGCGAACCGATTTGACTTTAATGGCTGCCGGAATCTGGCCTTGCTCCCAAGACCAGTTAAGAATCGCTCGAACTGCTCGAAGGTAAGAGTTGCAACTGTGATCATTCAGTCCAGCCTTTCTTAAAGCCAAGACGAACTTATCAGTCAACTGTGAGGTATGAAGCCGAATCCGATAATCACCTACAATCTTTTGGTAGCGACTAAGCTGCTGTCGATACTTACCAACCGTCCGCTCGTCACGGTTTGCTTGAACGTGCGCCAAGAACAAATCCAACAACTCACTGAAAAACAAACCTTGTTCATCTGTGAGCCTCTCAACTTCTCGACTCAGCTTTTCTTTGAGCTTCAGAAATCGCTCGACCAGCAAAGCGTTCAACTGTTCAGGCTCTAAGCCTTTAGCATCCACAAAACGAATCAAGACTCGACGGTATCTTTTCTTACCAATCCATAGTTGACCAACATAAGCCTTTTGCCGTTGGTCTGAGACGATTTCGTTTTTATGGCTCAAATTTTATATTTGGTTATCTGAATATATGTGTGAATAAATGGGGGGGGTAGCTTTTTTGTAACACGATGAACAAAAAAAAGAGCAGCTAGGATTTTACTTGTCTTCAGAGCCTAAACTAGACTTGCTGGGCAGTTGTACGTTTGGTTGTACCATTGCGGTACGTTTGTCTGATTCCGTTTTTTTTTGTCTTCCTCAAGCTTCTCAATCGTTTTCTCTAGGCGTTCAATATATTTCTTTTGAATTGATATGACTTCGTCCTTTAAGCGTATGCTTTCTGGATTGATGGTCTGCAATGAATCGGCCTTCATTTCTTTACTCCTACCTTCAGA